ACGAACCGGGGGATTCCTCGTTGGATACCCGTCTTACATCGTAAGCGGCTCCTTCGAGGAGATCGTACCGTGATCTCTCTCTACCTTGGTCTTTTAACCCTTTACCGGGTAATTGACTATCGTGGAAAGTTATCACTATCTACGGTCACGGATCCTGGTAAGGATATAAAACCTAACCTAATGGCCTCTTTTCGAGAGTTCTTAGGAACTTTTGTTAAGTGGTCAAAGGGTTTCGGAATTGTCCCTTACCTAGGAGTTCGTGATCGTGAGGACTCAGCCTTTTGGGGCGACCCGAAAGGTCTGAGAGGTGCGATTCGGTTGGTGGCATTCACTCCCGTTTGGAAGTGGATGTTTACTTCCGGTCCTAATTCTTACTACAGCAAGGTACTCGCTGTGGGGAACGCCTGGATTGATATGATCGCGATTCATTCGCGGCCTCATCTCTTCGGGCTAATTTCCCATATGCGGGCCTTCATCGGTGCTTCAGAGTTGTCATGGCTTCCCTGGTTCGACGATGTCGTTAAGACGTCGAAGGACTGGTCGAAGCGGTGTCATGCCACCCAGACTGAGTTAGGGATGAACCCCCAGTTCGATCCCGATTCGGAATGGTGTGGCGGCTCGGAGCAGTTCGATGTTGGTAAGCTTTCTGTAGTGGAAGAACCCGGCAAGAAACGAATTGTAGCAATGGTGGACATCTGGACGCAATGGTTATTATACCCTTTGCACCGATTCATCTTTGACAAAGTCTTGAGGTTAATCCCTCAAGACGGTACGTTTAATCAGGCAAAACCTGTAAAGGAATTGCTTGAGCGTGCCTTGAAAGATGGTCGAACGCATTTTTGGTCTTACGACCTTAGTGCGGCAACGGATAGACTTCCCATTTCGTTACAGGTGCTTGTCCTTGGAGCATTCACCCTTTTGTCGTTCGCCAACACTTGGCGTGCTCTACTAACTGACCGTGACTACCGTACTCCAAAAGAGTTCGGTACCACTTTTGGCAAAGGTTCTACCTTTGTCAGATACAGCGTAGGACAGCCAATGGGGGCTTACTCCTCTTGGGGAATGCTGGCTTGGACCCATCATGCTATAGTCCAATTCGCCGCCTGGCGAGTGGGACATAGATCTTGGTTCACATGGTATGCGGTGCTCGGAGATGACATTGTGATCTGTGATCATGATGTAGCATCTGAGTATGTACATCTGATGGAAGAGTTTGGTGTTAAGATTGGTTTTCACAAATCAATCATCTCATCGAATTCTTCCTTGGAGTTCGCTAAACGGTTTTACTACCGTGGGATTGAGGTATCTCCTCTTTCTCTCGCTGGTATCTCTGTTGGGTGGCTTGGACCAGGGTTTGTACCCGAAGTCCTCGCCGCTTGCGAAGCAAAGCTTGGTATAGAGATCCCTCTGTATCAGGTGGCGCGGTACATAGGTGTCGGGTTCAAGGCTGCTTCGGCGGCATCCGCAAGGGTGCTGACGGGGCTTCCACGGATCCTTTCATCCTCGCTATTACTTCTCCTTAGACCAGGTGCTCCGAGAGGAGCAG